GGATTCTGGTTCACGAATAATGGTAAACCAACCTGGATAACAGGTACGCAATACATGTACTTGCAATGGAGTAAAATTGATGTAGGTGCTCCAGATTTTAGAGAGGCAAACAGATTGTTTTATATATTCTGGGAAGCTTGCAAGGCAGATAAAAGATGTTATGGAATGTGCTACCTTAAAAATAGACGTTCTGGATTTTCTTTCATGTCGTCAGCGGAAACGGTTAATTTAGCCACTCTTGCAAGTGATAGTAGATTTGGTATATTATCTAAAACTGGATCAGATGCGAAGAAGATGTTTACAGACAAAGTGGTTCCTATATCAATTAATTATCCTTTCTTTTTTAAACCTATCCAAGATGGTATGGATCGTCCAAAATCCGAACTTGCTTACAGAGTACCTGCTAGTAAGTTTACACGGAAGAAGATGTCAGCTACAGATGGGTTGGAGGAAATCGAAGGTTTGGACACGACGATTGACTGGAAAAACACTGGAGACAATAGTTATGATGGTGAAAAACTAGCTTTATTAGTTCATGATGAATCTGGTAAATGGGAGAGACCCGATAATATTTTAAACAACTGGAGGGTTACAAAAACATGTTTACGATTAGGTAGTAGAATTATTGGTAAATGTATGATGGGCTCGACTTCAAATGCTTTAGATAAGGGTGGAGAAAACTTTAAAAAATTATACAATGCCTCAGATGTCACGAGAAGAAATAGAAATGGTCAGACAAAGTCTGGCTTATACTCTCTTTTTATCCCAATGGAATGGAACTACGAAGGATTTATTGACGAGTATGGAATTCCAGTCTTTACTACTCCTGATATCGATAGACTCACACCAGACGGTGAACTGATAGATGTAGGTGTAATAGATAACTGGCAAAACGAGGTAGATGGTCTAAAAGACGATCAAGACGCTTTAAATGAGTTTTACAGGCAATTCCCTAGAACTACAGAGCACGCGTTTAGGGATGAGACTAAAGGAAGTATATTTAACTTAGTTAAGATATACGAGCAGATAGATTATAACGAAGAACTGTCTAGAACTCTAGGGGTTACAACAGGTAATTTTCAGTGGGTCAATGGGATTAAAGATTCTCAAGTTATATTTTATCCAGATCCAAAGGGTAGATTTAAAGTTAGTTGGGTTCCACCTCAACAACTACAAAACAGAGTAATACTTAAAAATGGTATTAAATACCCGGGTAACGAGCACATGGGCGCTTTTGGTTGTGATAGTTACGATATATCAGGAACGGTAGATGGAGTTGGATCGAAAGGAGCTTTACACGGCTTAACTAGGTTCAGCATGGAAGACGCTCCAGCTAACAGTTTCTTTTTAGAATACTTGTCTAGACCACCAACGGCTGAGATGTTCTTTGAGGACGTTCTAATGGCTTTAGTATTTTATGGGATGCCTATACTCGCAGAGAACAATAAACCCCGTCTCTTGTATTACTTGAGACGTAGAGGATATAGAGGGTTTAGTATGAATAGACCGGATAAGATATGGAATAAGTTGTCCGTTGCAGAAAAAGAAGTAGGTGGTATACCTAATTCCTCGGAAGATATTAAACAAGCTCACGCAGCAGCAATCGAGATGTATATACAAGATCACGTTGGGATTAAACAAGATGGTAGTCATGGTGATTTGTATTTCAATGAGCTGCTAAACGATTGGGCAAAGTTTGATATAAACAAAAGAACAAAGCATGATGCGTCAATAAGTTCTGGTTTAGCTATTATGGCTAACAACAGACATTTGTACGCACCAAACGCAAAGATAGAAAAACAACCATTAAGTATACATATTTCAAAATATTCAAATACTGGGGGTATGTCTCAAATAATTAAAAAATAAAATGAATAGACGAACTACAAATAATTTCTTTCCTAGCCAAGTTGTTGGTGATGCTGAGAAAATTAGTTATGAATATGGTTTAAAGGTGGTTCGTGCTATGGAACGAGAGGGGTTGGATAATAGCTCTAATGGTAGTAGGTATAACAAGGGGTTAAATAGTTTTCATAATTTAAGATTATACGCTAGAGGTGAGCAGTCCATCCAAAAATACAAAGATGAATTATCTATAAATGGTGATTTATCATATCTAAACTTAGACTGGAAACCAGTTCCAATTATCCCTAAGTTTGTTGACATAGTCGTTAACGGAATTGCAGAAAAACTATATGATGTAAAAGCATACTCACAAGATCAAGCGGGTGTTAGCAAGCGTACTGATTATATGGAAAATTTACTTAAGGATATGAAACTTAAGGATTTCGATGCTCAAACCAAAACGGCTTTAAACATTGACTTATCAACAACTCCACTAGAGAAACTTCCTGACTCAGAAGAAGAGTTAGCATTACACATGCAACTTAACTATAAGCAAGCTGTTGAGTTAGCCGAGGAAGCTGCTCTAAGCGTTTTGTTTAAGGGTAATAACTATGATTTAATAAAAAGAAGATTCTACCAAGATTTAACGATACTAGGTATAGGCGCTGTTAAAACATCCTTCAACACCTCTGAGGGTGTTGTTATAGACTACGTGGATCCAGCCAATCTAGTTTATTCTCACACAGACTCCCCTTATTTCGAAGACATATACTACGTTGGAGAGGTTAAAGAGATTCCGATTAACGAGTTGGCTAAAGAATTTCCACATTTAGAACATGAGGATTTAGAAGGGATATCTAAGAAAAATAGTAGCTATGCGGACATGGGTCGTAGAAACCGTGATAATGATAACAATAAAATTCAAGTACTATACTTTAACTACAAAACTTATATGAATGAAGTTTATAAAGTTAAAGAAACAGCTAGTGGCTCTGCTAAGATAATAAAGAAAGACGATAAGTTTAATCCACCTGTAGACGTGGACTTTAAATTTTCTAAGCTACAACGAGCTGTTGAGTGTTTATATGAGGGAGCGTTGATTCTTGGAACCGATAAATTACTTAAATGGGAGATGGCAAGGAATATGATGCGACCTAAAAGTGATTACACTAAAGTTAAAATGAACTATGCTATCTGCGCGCCAAGAATGTACGAAGGGCGAATAGAATCACTTGTAAGCAGAATAACTGGGTTTGCTGACATGATACAACTAACTCACCTAAAACTTCAACAGGTGTTATCTAGAATGGTTCCTGATGGGGTTTATCTAGATGCTGATGGATTAGCAGAGATCGATTTAGGTAACGGTACTAACTACAACCCACAAGAAGCTTTAAACATGTACTTCCAAACAGGTTCTGTTATTGGTAGATCGTTAACTCAAGATGGTGATCCAAATCAAGGTAAAACACCTATACAGGAAATATCTAATAGTAGCGCTGCTGCTAATAAAATGCAGGGGTTAATTAGTACTTATAACTACTATTTACAAATGATTAGGGATACAACTGGTTTAAACGAAGCTAGAGACGCTTCTACACCAGACGCTAAATCGTTAGTTGGTATACAAAAAATGGCTGCAGCAAACTCAAATGTAGCCACAAGACATATCTTACAAAGTGGTATGTTCTTAACAGCAGAGGTTGCTGAATCATTATCTTTAAGAATATCTGACATACTAGAGTATTCTCCAACAAAAGATGCTTTCATACAATCTATAGGCGTTCACAATGTTGCTACGTTAAAAGAGATGGCAGAGTTACATCTGTACGATTTTGGTATATTCTTAGAGTTAGCACCAGACGACGAGGAGAAGCAGATGCTAGAGAACAACATCCAAACATCTATACAACAAGGATCGATAGACTTAGAAGATGCTATTGATTTAAGAAACATTAGAAATGTTAAGCTAGCTAATCAAATGCTTAAGATTACTAGAAAGAAAAAAGCAGAGTTAAAGCAAAAGCAAGAACTTGAGATGACAGAGGCTCAAGGTAAATCTCAGGCAGAAGCTTCAAAAGCAGCAGCAGAGGCAGAAACTCAAAAAGCACAAGCGGCTCACCAATTAAACATAGAGCTAGAGAACGTTAAGGCACAAAACAAAACTCAGCAAATGCAAATGGAGTCTGAGATTAAAAAAGAACTCATGCAGATGGAGTTTGAAATCAACATGAAACTTCAAAAGATGAATATGGAAGAGGTTGATATGAAAGACACAAGAAAAGAAGATCGTAAAGACGATAGAACAAAAATGCAAGCATCACAACAAAGTGAGCTTATTGACCAAAAATTAAACAAAAAACCACCTAAAAAGTTTGAGTCCTCAGGTAATGATATAATGAGTGGCGAATTTGGTCTGGGTGGATTTGGTCCTAAGTAAAATTATTAACTATTATTATATTATATTATGGCAGAAAAAGAAGAGCCAATCGCTGATAGCGAAACTGGCAAAATTAAAGTAAAGAAAAAAGAAACAAAACAACCAGACGGTAACGAGACAAAAGGTAACGTTACTAAGGTTGCAGCGAAAATGAAGAAACCAGCCGAAGCTGTTGAACCAACAGTTACGAAGGTTGATTTAAACAATCCACCAGAAGAAAAACCAGTTGAAGAGGTTAAGCCTGAAGCTGAAGCGCAGGAGGTGGAAAAACAAGATACACCAGTAGTAGAGGAAATAACTAATGAAACTGTAGAGCAGGTAGAAGAAGTGGCTGTTGAAGCTGCAGAAGCTATAAAAGAGTCTATGGAAACTGGTGAACCTTTACCGGAGAACATCCAGAAGTTAGTTGACTTTATGGACGAAACTGGTGGTGATTTAAATGACTACGTTAAGCTTAATAAAGATTACAGTGAGATGGATAATCAAGATATACTGTATGAGCACTACAAGCAAACTAAACCCCATTTAAACGCAGAAGAAATTAACTTCCTTTTGGAAGATCAATTCTCGTTCGACGAAGACGTAGACGACGATAGAGAAATACGTAGAAAAAAATTAGCGTTAAAAGAGCAAGTTGCAAACGCTAAAACTCAACTGGAAGAGAACAAATCCAAATACTATGAAGAAATTAAAGCTGGGTCTAAATTAACTGACGACCAACAAAAAGCAATTGATTTCTTTAATAGGTACAACAAGGAAGAAGCGAGTAACAAAGAGGTAGCAAATAAACAAAAATCTACTTTCTTAAATAAAACCGAGCAGGTTTTTAACGACAAATTCAAAGGTTTTGAATATGAGGTCGGGGATAAGAAA